GGCCCGAACTCGCTCGAGATGCCGAGGGAGTTGTTTCGAACGCGCTCGACGAGTTCGATGATGTCCGATTGCGGCAGCGGGCCGCTGTGTCCACTCTTCACATGGCGAGCGAGAGTCTCGCGGAGCATTGAGACATTCCATCCGGCCGATGCAGCGGCTTCCGCACTCTGCGGCGTGCGAATCAGCTTCCAAAGGTCGGACACTGACATTTCCTGTCGGACGCAAAGCATCTCGAGTTTCTCGACGGAGGCTTTTGCGCGTTCCTCGACTTCGATGTCTCCGAGACGGACAGTTTCCCAACGGGGGCTGTCCGCATCGTTATACATGACGACGCCGACGCCGGCCGCCACGTGGTTTTGCGAGAAGAGGAGGTAATTGCGGACGTAATCAGCGCCCCAGTCGTCGACGAAACGGTTGAACTGCTCTTGGAAAACCTGCTCCCACTTCTGCGCGTTCGGGTCGTCTTCGTGAATCGTGACCTGCGCAAGATTCGTGGTGTCATGAAGCAGACGCCAATAACCAATGAGGACCTGCTCGAGCGTGCTCGAGGCGTCGCGGAAATTGACGTTGCACCGCCAACCTTGGCCGCTCTCGACGAGCTTGTCCTGAATGAACGGCGTCGCGCCGTCGAGCTGGCCTTGAACCTTGGCCCAAATGCGCCGACGGGGGTCGGAGTTCGAACGCCACTTATTGAAAAGGGCGCGAGCGGCGCCGGCGTCTTTGATCCGTTTTTCGGTGAAAACTTCCTCGTTGTCGGCCATGCTCGTAAAAAGGTATCAGGAAACCGGTGACGTAACAAGGGCCTCACGCTGCCAACACCACGGGGGCAGGGGTTTCGAGGGGTCGAGAGTCTTGGCGACGACGGAGAGGGGCAGGTTGACCTTGGCCTGAAGCGAGCAACCGCACGCCATGCAGACAGAAATCCCAGCCTGCTTCCGTGAAGCGGGGACGAGGGCCTCAACGACCCGGTAAGCGGTGTTACAGGAACACGCCGACGCCGGTTTGTTGAACGGGCAGCCGCGGCAAATCTCGGCCCGCCGGTCCGCTTCGGCCTTGTCAATGAACGGATCCTTGCCGGCGAGCAGATTGCCGAGGGTTTCGACGAGCGCCCGATTGAGCGAGACGACCATCCCGGTTGTGAGCCGAGCCGTCATGTCCTCGACAGGCTGGTAATCCTCGCCCGGTAGCGGCCGGCAAACCGAGGTGTCGAGAGCGAGGCAAAGCTGCGTCTGGATGTCTTCGTCGAGGGTGTCCGTCGCGATGCCCTTGTATTTGCGGTGAGACTCCACCTTGGCGCGCAAGGCGTCGTAGGTGTCCTCGGCGAAGCGGACGTTTGTCCCGGGCTGAATATAACGCCAGCCCCCGGGCGGGACGTCGCGGAAGGAACGAATTACTGCCATGTTTCAACCTCGATCGCGGAGTAAATTTGCGCGCGTTTCAGAAGCCGGTTGTCGGGTGTCCCGGTGGCCGGGGTTACGGTGCTCCCCGCAGTGGCACCTTTCCGCCGGAGAAGCTCGACGAGCATCGTGAAACCGTCGGCTTCGTCGGGAGAATACCCGAGCCGGAGCTTCATCTCGCGCTTGGTCTCAATCGAAATTTTCTTCTCGTTGACGGTCTCGTATTCGCGGGCCGACAACTGATCGCGGAGCGTCTTTTTCGCGAGGTCGATGCCGCCGACCAGGTCCTCTTCCATCCAAGCACGGCCCGCCCACCACAACTCAGAGACGAAGCGATCAAACAAATCCTCGGCGGTTTCGGTGTCCGTCGTCTTCAGCTTCCGGTCCGTTGGAGAGCCACCGAAATTGCATCGCTGGATCGAGTGGGACCATTCCTTTTGAAGGATGGCGGCGACACCGCGCCCGGCGCCCGTGACGTCCATGATGAAATCCTCCGGAGCAATCGGGTTAGCCGGATCCTGACAAATGCGCATCACCTCGCGCGCAATGAGGTAGTCGAGGGGGTCGCTCCCTTCGGTGACGGCGACCTTGATCGCGCTCGTTTCGGTGATGTTGAGCGCATAGCGACTGCCGTGCGCTTCCCCGTATTCCCCGAGGACAATTGCGCACTGGTCCCCGCCTTCGAACGCGGGGTCGAGCGCCGCGCAACGCTTCGGAGGGAATTGGAAGACGATCGGTTTCTCCGCCTTCGCGAGGACGTTCGACGGATAGATGATGCCCGACAGCCCCTCGGGCGGAAACCATCCGCGCACGAAAATCCACCACCGCGGGGACCCGACGCCGTAAGATTTTCCGATTCGGTCGATGTAATCTTGCCGAATGAGGAACGGAAAAATCGTGCGACCGTGTTTAATGTTCGGCGACTTGAGCCCGTCGAGACGAACGCAGACGCCGCCGCGCTTCGTCTCCCACCAAAGATCAACCTCGGGGTCGATCTTGTGCCAACCGGCGACGGGCTCGCACCAAGTTCCGAACTCAGAGAACCGTTTCGTCGGATTGGCGAGGAGACCCATCCGGAAGTCCGGGTCCGTCATCAAATTTGCGGCGGCTTCGAAAATCGCCGGCGGCGTGCCCTGGGCTTCGTCAATGATGCAGTAGCGATGGTTTCGCGAGTGCGTGCCCTGAATCTTCTCGACGGCGTCTGCGCCGCGGTCGGTCGCAATGCCTTCGATGACATATTTGTCTTCCTTCGACCCTTGAGGGCGGATCGTCATGTCGTGCTTACGCACGTCGAAGATGTCGCCGAAGATCGTCGACCGACACGCCATCTCGGTATCTGCCCAGAGACGCTTTCGTAGCCCGCTCAAGTGCGTTGACGTGAGCGTGATGATGGAGTTCGGCGCGTCCCCAAGAAACGAGGCCGCCGCGATGTGGCCGAAAGTGTGCGTCTTCGCCGCGCTCGCGTGACCGAGGACCGCAGTGATTTTGAACTTCGACCACGCCCAAACGAGGAGTTCGAGCTCGTCGCGCCATTTCAAAATGCCCGGCTCGGCGTAGCCGTCATACACATGCGGCCAGAGGAGCAGCATTGCGTTGCGCAAATGCCGGTCTCGGCCGAGCGCGCTATCGCTCGGCCCGAGGTTGTGGACCATGCAATACAGCTCGATGTGAGCCGGCGTGAAATCGGCCGGCCAGTCGCGGCCGTATTTCTTCACTTCGCCACTTCTTCAGGCTCCTCGATCGCGACCGAGACCGCCTTTTCAGCGGACTGCATCGCCGCTTCTCGGTTCAAGCGGTCCTGCTCTTCCTGAATTAAATTCGTGAGGACCTGGACGGCCCCGCTCTGGGCCTGCTGGTTGAGTTGGAGACGGGCGACATTTGCCTCCGCGTTCTTCAGTTCCTGCGCTTGCGTGAGGTAAACCGCGTTATAGTCGGCGTGGCGTTGTTTCAGTGTTTCGAGTGTCATGGTGACGGTGAAGGCCACCATAACAGAGGCGACAAGTATCCGAAATAGAGTTACACAAAATAACTGGTCATGGCCAAATTAAGGTAGGGAAGCAAAGAAACGGACGTATTTGACCGACCCATTAAACTTGATCTCAAGGTAATTTCCGTCACTGCCGGGGACTTCACCGCAGCCGATCTGCCCAGGGTCACCTGCGCCAACATTGATGGCCGCATTGACGACAGAAGCCTTGATCGTGCCGGTGTCCAGCGAAGCACAGTTGACTGACCCGAGGGTGGCGTCGCCCCAGTAATTAAACCCGCGCCCCGATTGAAACCCGATAGTGCCGACGCCAGCGACACCGCCTAGAATAATCGCAGATCCGCCGCTTCCAAGTTGAATGTTCGAGGCGCTCGTCGAGCCGTAGAGGCTGATATGGTTGCCGATCGCAATCCCGCTTCCGTCGATAACCGTGTGATTCGTTGTGCCGATGTCGACCTTGTGCGTCACCACAACATCATTCATCGAGACCACGCCGCCGCTTGCGCTGAAAACAGGGATGTCAGTCGACGAGCCGTCAAAAATCTTGAACGCTCCCGCGTTAAATACGACATCCGAGGTCGTGCTGCCGGACCCCGAGGTCGAAGAGATATTGAGGCCGGTGACCCGGCCCCCGACGTCCAATTCCAGCGAATACTTGCCCGAAAGATACCCGTCCGCGGTAGCGCGCGTCGAAGCTTCGCTCGTGAGCGAGGTCGAGAGACCTCCGACAGACGAACTCAACGACGTGATGGACGAGGCTTGCGAGGTGAGCGTGCCGTTGATCGTGCTGACGCTGCTCGTGAGCGAGGAGACGGCGCTCGCGTTCGCCGCGGTGACTCCGTCGCGGAAAAGCACCCATGAGGAGCCGTCCCAACGATAAGGGGTGTTCGCACCGCCTGTCGTATCGAGCCAGAGATCACCGACATTTTCCGCAGTGGGAGTAGACGACTGCGCGAAGACCTTGGCGCCGTAATTCACCGCGACCCAGGACGAGCCATCCCAACGATACGCCCGATTCGAGTGCCCGGTGTCGAGCCACAGGTCACCGATATTGCTCGCCGTCGGGGTCGTCGACTGCGCGAACGTGCGGTTCCGTTGATTAACGGTGCTATTGAGCGACGTGACGGACGAGGAGAGCGACGAAACGGAGCCGCTTAATGTGGAGACCGTCGTCGTGAGCGAACTAAGGCCCGTCGCCGTAGCCGCAACGCCTGTGGTCGGATTATTGACGGTGCTCTGAAGCGCAGTGATCGCCGAAGAGTTCGACGTAATCGTGCCCCCCTGCGTGGAGACCGTCGTCGTCAGACTCGAGAGAGCCGTCGCCGTCGCTGCGACACCTGTCGTTGGATTGTTGACGGTGTTCTGAAGCGCAGTAATGGCCGACGATTGCGATGTAATCGTGCCTTCCGCCGTTGTTACCCGAGTCGTGAGAGATGAGAGAGCCGTTGCGGTAGCCGCAACGCCGGTCGTGGGATTGTTCACCGTGCTCTGAAGCGACGTGATGCTCGTCGACTGGGCGGTAATTGTCCCCTCCGCCGTCGTAACGCGCGTTTCCAAGGCCGAGACTGCCGTCGAGAGGCCGCTCGACGCCGCGACAATTTTCGACGACAACGTGCGCGTCTCGAGCGCGAAGGTCTCGGTCTGGCTGGCGAAGGTTTGGCGAAGGTCCTCGATCGTCGACTCCGACGTGATCTTTATTCCTTCAACTTTCGCCGAAAGCGTTTCGATGTCCGTCGCCTTGGCGTAGCCGTCGCCCGCAATCACTTCCTGAAACTTCGTGATGAAGGCCGTGGATTCGAGGCCGGAGGTCGATTCGGCTTTGCGCAGCCGCGCGACCAACGCCTCAAACGTCGTCTTCGTGTCGGCGTTCGCCGCGTCAATCAACGCCTGCAAACGGGCATCCGCCGCTTCACGGGCTTCCCGTTCCTTGCGAATCCGGGAGATGAAAAGTTCTTCAGGAAGGAGTCCCATCCGGGGGCGGGGTCGGCAATTCGGAATTCAATTTCGCGTATTTCTGCACCGTGGCGTGGTGCCACGGCGCCGTGTAAGTGCTAAGCGCCGTGATCGGGTCTTCGCCCGCACGAATATCGGCCGCCATTTTTCCGATATTCGGCAGACTCACCCCGAACAGTTTTGCGTAGGCCCACCCGGCGAAAGCGAGAACTGCAACCGCGCCAGCAATCATCAGCTGAACAGTCCGTGCGTGCTCGGCCGCCGCAGCTTGCTCGAGCGCGAGATCCGCCGCGCGACGTTCAGCGAAAGCCGTGTCTCGTTCCTTCTGAAGCTGCGCTGACTTCTTTGCCGTCGCTTCATAAAGTGTCCGGGCTTCGTCGAGCCGCCCCTCCATAATCGCCGATCGCCGTTTCTCGGCGGCGAGCAATTCCATTGGGTCCGGCGAGGGGAGCCGGGCCAACGCAACGGGGATTTCCCGGGAAATGAAATCGCGCGCCGGGCTTTCGGGTGCAGAGGCGTTAGCTTCCCCGATTTTCGCGACACTCGCGGCGGCGGCAGAAGCCTGCGCATTGACGGCAGTCTCGACTTTCGCCGTTGCAACGGTCGATTGCGCTGCGCGTTTCGACGCTCCGGGGAACAAAGAAGGTTTCGCGACGAATAAACCTCCGCCGATGAGCGCGAGGACTAGGATAACGACCACCGGTGCAACGCCACGCGTTTTCACGGTTGCACCTCCCGCGGGTCAATCGCGAACTCTTCCTCCGGCACCGGATTGACCTCTTTGAAGAACGTCGCGCGTGCCCAAAAATAGGCGGGCACGAGAAACCGCGGGATGTATCGGCGGCTCGTCACCTGGGTATCTCCGACAGCCTGCACGTCTTCGGCGTGAATGTAGGTGACGGTGCAAGGACCGTTGTCGATCAGCCGCGTTTCGCGCACGGGCGGGCGTGCGTTTAAACGCACTGAAGCCTTGCGGGTCGTGCCGTCGGGATACACCGCCTTCAAATCGTATTTCGAATACTCGCCGAGCGTGAGCTGGCGAAGATTCTGGCACGAGTGAAAGGTAACACGCCGAGCACCGCCCTTCAGCGTGAGGTCACGATCTTCCGGTTTCGAGCTCACAAAGTCGCAGCGGTAAAAATAAAGATCGCCGCCGCGGCAAATATCGAGCGGCTCTTCGGCTCCTCCGATAAACTGACAGTTAACGAACGCCACACCCCAATGACGCGACAGCTTCTCAGCCTCGGACGCGCCACGCGCGTTCATCACACAGTCGACAAAAATGATCGAACGTTCTGAACGATCCGGTGTGTGCGCGTGATTGTCTACGCCAGCTTGTTTGGCGGTGCCATAGAAAGTCTGTCCAACGACCATGATCGGGTCGCGCCGAAAAAGCTCCGGGAGAACAGCGATGCGTTCATCAACGGAACGAAGGTCGGAAATCGAATAATTTTCGTTCATAATCAAACTGAAATGCCGTATTTAGCTCCGAGATACCCAACTACTTGACCTCGATGAGTCGCTCCAATGTCGGAGTCGTAGACGACAACTTCCGCGACGTCGCCTTGCAGAAAGCGCCCGGAAATCGCGGGGTCTACTCCGACGTGGAGATACTTCGCGCCTCCGCTCGACGCAGTCGTTCGAATGCAACAGAACACGTGAAAAGCGTTCTGAGTGCACGCAACGCCAGTATTGTAATTGTCGAAATTGTCAGGATCGAGGGAGACGCCATCAGTTGCACAATAGTTATGCGCGCCGGATCCGCCTGACGACACCGAGTTTGTCGAACAAACCTTGTCACCGCCTGCCAATGGCAGGGTAGTGAAGCCGTAATTACCGTCTGAAGACCCTGAGCCAATGGCCGAAGATGGTCGACCGGTGAAAACCCCAAGATATGTCGGATTCGCCGTGTATTTGAAAACGGCAAACACCGTTTGAATGGCGTAAGATTCTCCACCCGTGACGAGAAAATCGTCGGAACCGTCGAAACGAACCACCGGGTTCGAATTCAAAATACTCGTTTTGTATAGCGGGCGGTAACCCGCTGTCGATTGCGCGGCTGGCCGAGAATTCCCTGACGAATCAACCCACGAAGCAACTGGGTCACCATCACTAAGGCCCGTGATTGCGTCGGCTTTCAACCACAGTTGAAGACCTGAAACGTCCGTCGGCGAGAAGCCGCCTCCTCCGCTCGGGAAAGCATATGGATTGATGATCATTCTACGTGCCGGAGTCCTCGGAAAAAGCAGCCAAGGGCTGACGCTCACGACTTCGGCTCGACCCAGCCCGCGGAGAGATCCGGCTTTTGTCCTGCGTCAATCGCCTCTTTCATATCGGTCAGATTGTCATCATTTCGACGCAGGATGCCTGCGACTTCGATGAGTTTGTCTTTCGCGGTTTGCTCCTGCTCGGTGAGCTGAAGCCCCTTCGCGTCCCGCAGAACAGCCGCGAGAGTGAGCACAATCATTTCCGTCGAGTCCTGCGGCGGAACGTGCTTTTGCACCTCAAGGCGCTTCGCGTTTTCCGCCGCGGCGATTTGCTCCTCCTTAGGGCGATCGGCAACCACGTATCCAATCACCCACGTCTTATCCTCCTCGTTTGGGCCTTCCGTTTGCGTGCGAACGGTAAAAACCGGATCGTGGTCCGGCGGTTCATCGGTCAAGATCGGAAGATACTCCTGATCCGGGCCAGGATTAGGGAGACCCGTGGTGTTGGAAAGCGCACGCGAGTTGATGATGAACTTGTCCGAGATCCGACGAAGAACGTAGAGCGGGAGAGCGACTCCGTTAACGGTTTTAGTAAGTGGCGTCATAAAATTATGTGCGGGTGCCAATGAGCGTCACGACCACGCCCGCGCCGGCGACCGTCGAACCGACTTGATCAAAATCGACAGTGATTTCGGCGTCATCCGCTAAAAGAATGTCGAAGAGCACTGCCGCAGTCGCAGCGGTCGTGGACGTCTTTTCGCCCGCGTCGATCGACAGCAACGTGCCCGCATAGAAAATCGAGGAGCCGGCTTCGTTCACGTCGATGATCATCGTCGACCCCGTGGGTGCTGTTGCCACAGATGCCCTGACTTCGGTGAGGGTCATCGCAAACGGCATCCGGAAAGTCATCTTGTTCGTGCCGGCCGTGATCGCCGTGGTGGGGTCCGAACACGCCAACTGAATTACGACCTTTGCGGTCGTGGAGAGGGATCCCGCCGAAGTCGTCACCGCACCGGTGAGCGCGGGGAACTGGGCCGCCTGCAACGTTCCGGTGACACCTGAGGACAAAGGAAGCCCGGTGCCGTTCGTCAGGACAACGGCTGACGGGGTCCCAAGATTCGGAGTGACGAGAGTGGGCGAGGTCGCGAACACGGCCGCACCGGTCCCCGTTTCGTCCGAAAGCACGCCGCGCAATTGCGCCGAGGTCGTCGATGCGAATTGCGAGAGCGGATTAGTCGTGAGCGCATCGCCGCCCCCGGGGATCGTTTGAAACGATCCGTCATCGCGCACAAACTTTGACCCCGTCGGCGTTCCAGTAATAGCGATCGCGCTAAACGGAATGTTCGAAAGGGTGTTCGACGCCCCGGAGATCGTCTTGTTTGTCAGCGTCGCGGTATTCGCGCGCTCCGCGAACACGTGCGCCGTCGTGGCGACCTGCGTCGTATTCGTGCCCGCAGAGGCCGTGGGGGCGGTCGGAACGCCCGTCAACGCCGGCGAGGCGAGGGGCGCTTTCGCCGCAAGGTCGGATACCAGGTTGGTAACCTGCGACTCCGCGACCGTGATTGGATCCGACCCGGCCGAAGCGTGGGTTGACGCGTGCGCCGACGGCGTGCGGCTGTCGGTCAAACGAGAGTCGCTGCCCTTGACGACCTGAACCGAGCTCGCGTCGCCCGACGAAGCAACGTTCAGGGTCGCCGCGGTGCCCAGGTAGCCCGCGCGCACGAAGCCGCCGGACGAGCCGGCCGGATCGGTCAGAACGCCGGCCAACTGCGCCGAGGTCGTCGATGCGAATTGAGAGAGTGGATTTGCGGTCAGCGCGTCACCTCCGCCGGGGATAGGCTGGAACGAGCCATCGTCGCGGACAAATTTCGAACCTGTCGGCGTTCCGGTAATCGTGACCGCGCTGAACGGGATATTCGTGAGCGTGTTGCTCGCGCCCGAAATCGTCTTGTTCGTCAGCGTCGCCGACGCCGCATTCTTCGTCGCGTCGCTTGTATTATCGACATTGCCAAGACCAACATCGGCTTTCACGATCCCCGTTGGCGAACTGATGGCCGGCGACGTCAGGGTTTTATTCGTGAGCGTCGCCGGGTTGGACCGCTCCGCGAAGACGTGAGCCGTGGTCGCAAGTTGCGTCGTATTCGTCCCCGCGCCGGCTGTCGGCGCCGTCGGCGTTCCCGTGAGTGTGGGGGAGGCGAGGGGCGCTTTCGCCGCAAGCGCGGCAGTGACCGCCGAGGAATCCGCTTTGGTCACGATCGCGGCAGTAGCCGCCTCGAGCTCAGTATTGATCGCGGAGAAGTTGGCGTTGAGCTTCGGTCGAAGAACCGCCGCAGTCGTGTTGGAAATGTCTACAATCGAAGCCATGTGATCAGAGCGAATCGAAGAGGCCGACTAGGCTGTCAAAAAGGCCGACGAGAGAATCGAAGAGCGTCGGCGAATGGGTGGCGGGACCGAAATCAGTCAGAGTTGCAAAACGCGCCGGCACTGCGGTCAACGTGGCAAAGCGGCCTGCGGGCGACACGGTCGCGTAGCGAATCGGCGCCGCGGTGATGGTCGCCAGGGTTCCGGGGATGTAGCTCACCCGAGATCCTCCGGAATCCGGATCGGAATGTAACTGGGGCTCGGGTAACTGGCGACGTGGCCCGCGGCGTCCGTCACTTCGAACTCTCCGAAGAAATTGCCCGCGACGTTCGTGTCGCCAGTCTGCCACTGATACCGAGCTTGGCCGAGGGTCGGGTCACCGACGATCTGGCCCGCGCCCCGGAACTTCGCGAGCTTGGAACACTGCTCCCGCAGGATGAACGCCACGGTGCAGCCGGTCAGGTCGACCGGGGTGTTGACGTCCGGGTCGTCAGTGCCAATGGCGAGAACCGCGTCGATCGGGGGCAGCGTATCGTTGCGCTTAATGACGAAGGTGCTCATTGGCTCCGTCAACGCGTAACGAAAAAACAACTACGCCGCAAGGGACGGAATCGGAAATTCCACGGTGACGAGGCGTCCGCTGACGCACCGCTGCCACCACACCCGCTCGCAGCCGAGGGACCGTGCAACCTCATAAAGCAGGTGCCGCGAGCCATCGGGCGGAGTGTGCCGGGCGGCCCGGAACTTCAAAACCGGGGTCCGGAGCTCAACGTGGCAGCGCCAAAGCCAAGCCCCGTCGGGCATTCCATCGTCGGCGAGCTTCTGCCCGCGGTCTTCGAAAAGCCGCAAAATCCCGTGACGCCGCGCCCCGCAATCACACTCGAGCCATTCGATGTGTGCGATGTAGCGCATCACCGCGGGCCGCTGGGGTTGGACGATGCCACTACGCCGTGAGGCACGATACAGCGTTCTGTGCCTTCCGAGGGACCTCCCCACGTGACGACCGGATAAGGAGTCGTCGTGATCGTGGTTGACGGAGGACAGTCGCACCGCTGGCACCACGGAGCGAGGACGGCGTGACAGCGGGGACACATCCAGCCCACCGACGAGGGGATCGCGGGGTGGCAGACGGGCGGCACCGCTGGAACAAGCGGCTCGATATTGGGCGAGGGGCCGCGATGCACCAAGTCGTCGAGAGTGAGTCCGGGGAGGGTCGGGTGAAGATCCATGAAAAGAGAAACCCCCGGGACACAGGTCGCCGGGGACCCACACCGGTCAGTGCGGGGTTGATGGAAAACGGTGTATCACGGAAACGGTGACACCGAAAGAGCGAGACCAAAGAAAACGTCCCCCGCCGACTTTGGTCGACCGGGGGACGTTTCCATGAACCAACACACAAACGAGTGCCTGTCGCAGGGATTGTGACGGGGGACAAGGTATCAGGAAAACGGCGACGGCGCTAGGGTGTTACACAATCGGACGGGAAAGGGGTGAAAAATTTTGCGAGGGGCGACGCGACAAGGAGCCGGGGAGGGTGGGAAACGGGGTTCCGGGTTGCCTGTAAAAAGTGAGGGGAAGTTTTCCAGTTAGGATGGCGACACGGCCGTTGACGGCGGGCCTGGGTTCAGGGGGTGCCGGCGGGTGGGGCGTCAGGGGGTCGAGGGTGCGTGCGCCGGCTGGCGGCGTGTTACACAAACGCTCGAGCTGGCGTGGTCGCTGTCTAGCGGGTGACCGAGGCGCCAGAATGCCTGGATTTCAGGGTTTCGGGATGCTTAATTCTGTAAGTATCGAAGAAGCAGCAATTAACGCAAAAATATGACACGATTCTAAACATAACGAATCTTGTGCGTCGTAAATATCTGAATGTGTTGATATGTAACACAATGAGAAAGTGAGTCTGTCGCCGAGGGCTTCAGGATCCCGGGAAATAGGGTGAAGACCTCACTTCGATGGCTCAATCTCAACAACGGTTTTCTCTGGCGGAGGCAGCGCGGGACCGCCCGCGAAGCCAAAGTTGAACGTGAGCGAGGGCGCGCCGCTTGTCGATTCCATCCCGGCGCACTGGCGAAACGTGCCAACGATCGATCGCACTGCGGACGTGGCGGAGGCGAGGTCACGCGCTGTTTTCGAGCTCTCGGCTAAATCGAAGGCTTTTTCTGCGATCTTCCGCGACCGTTCTTTCCAACGGTCCATGATTTCCGCGTTGCTCCGCTCAGCAGTCGCGCGCTGCTCGGCGATCGAACGGTGCTTCACACCTGACGTCTTTTCGAATTCGTCGATCTTCGCGACCTTCTCGGCAGTCCACCCCTGTTCATGCACTTTCGAGTATATCTGCTTGACGGTGTAGCTTGTGCCGAACTTGGCGTTTAGACGCTCCGCAACGTGGCGAGGGGCGAGGGAAGCGTTAACGTAAATCGTGCGGAGATACGCAGCATGCTCCGCGGGCCAGGTAAACGGAGACCTTGTGGGAATCTTGGTTCGCGAGCCCTTGGTGGAGCGGGCGGGGGCTTTCGGCTCAGCAAGCGCCGGTGACTCGGCGACCTGCTCGATTGTGTCCATGCGGGACAGTTTACCCGGCTCCCGGGGTCCCAAACAAGGGCAGTGCAGGAAAAATTTGGCAGCGCAACCAGGGTTCCGGGTCTAAACCGTTGGTTAAGACGAGGGTTGGGCAAAAACAGTGCAACCAGTGCAAGAAGTGCAGGCACTTTTAAATCGCAGGGCTACAGGGTAGCCAGCCCTATAATATATACTCTCTCTCCCCTCAAAGTTAAAAGAGGTGTTTTTCTTGCACTGTTTTGTAAGTCGTTCCCACTACAACGCCGAAACAGTGCAATCAGCCCAAAAATTATCTTGCACTGCAAAAATTGCCTACTCTGTTTTCGCCCTTAAAAAGCAACTACGTTGCATCAATCTCGATTCCGACCGCCAGTAATGCAATTTAAATGCGAATAAGTCTCACTATTGAGACCCTCTCGCATTAACCGACAAGGCCGTTGATCGTGTCGACCAAGCCCTGAATGCTCACCAATCGGCACCCCAAAGTCTCGAAACTCTTCGTCAGCTCCTCGCCTTCGGGCAGCAGGTAAGGCACGACCACGATTACGGGGCAGCCCGTCCGGTGCTTCGCAATCATCGCTTGGCCCAGAGCCAGCTCCAACCGATCACGGCGGCTCGAGGACTTGCACTCGACCACGACTCCTCGCCCCTGCTTCGGCTCGACGAAGAAATCGGCGACATACTTCTCGCCGTTGCCGAGCCGCTTTTGTTTCGAGACTTTCTCGCCGTATTGCATTTTCAATACACCCTCGACATCTCCCTCGAAAAGCAGGGCTGCGTCCTTGGCCGCGACGTATTCCGTCGCCCGCCGGACCTCGTCCGCGATCCCACTTTTCCCGGCGCCCTTTTTCACTGGCGACAGGGCCAGCTCGAAAATCAACCGGGCGAGCTCGCTCTCGTTTCCATCGGTCAGACGAGCCGCCCCGTCCTCGATCTGCTTCGCCTGGGCAGCTGAAAACCTGAAAGACTTGGTCACTTCAACGCCTTCGCCGGTCACTTTGGTCCCTTCTCTTGCCGACTGTTGTTGCTGGGTTTGACGGACGGATTCGGTGTTTTTCATACGCCCGAACCAGAAAATCTTCGTCGTTGTTAGACACAAGCTTAAAACAAGTCGGTTGAGGTGTATTACCTATCTTTCCGGATCGCATTACGTAATGTTACACAATTTGCACCTTGAACGTATTACAAAATTCGTCGATTTGTCGGACATCGCAACCGGCACCCCGGTTCCCTCACACGATTACTCAACTCCCTTAAATCCCGATGTCCACTGCAACTGATGTCCTGACCCCGCCGAAACCCAAAAGCAAAAATTTCTCGTTCCGCCCCTCCGAAGCCGTCCTTGAAAAAGGAAACAACGAGGTCCCCGGATTCTCCGCCAACTTCTCTAACTACACCCGGGCTGCGATCAACAACTTCATCGCCTCCGGCTGCAATCCCAAACCCGCGAAACAAATCAATCGACTCCTCGAGACCAAGGCCGGCGACCAAAAGCTAGTCCGTCTCACTGTCGACGAGCGCTCCCGCTTCCGCAAGTTCGCCCGCCTGCATCGCACCACCCCCGCTTCCCTCGCCAATTCCGCCCTTTGCCACGCCCTCGGTGTATTACAAATTTTTAATCTGTAATACCTGCTGAACTTTTCGTCCCTACCAGACCACACGCCATGACCTCCACACTCGTCACTCCTGTTCCGCCGGCTCCGAAGCCCGCGTTTACCTTCCCCGGAATCTTCCGTTCGCTCGAAACCGGCTCGCTTTGGATTGCGGCACGCCCGGGCTACGCCCTGCGGCTGTTTTGTGGCCCCAAGTTGGAGGGTGGCGACGTGGGCGACAGGATCGCTGAAACGAGCGCTACCGGACTCAAGATCAGCTCGGAGCAATACGAGCAGGTCACCACGCCCGTCACCATTACCTTCAACCCGTGATGCCATGTCTTCCGAACAAGACGTTCCTAACGACGTGGTCGAGCGCGCCACGGAGACCATCATTCACGGCTCGGTCATCGGCGGATTCACCGTCGCGGCTGAAGCGGTGCAGCATCACAAGGGCGAAGCTGCCCTCGGGGCGGTGATCGTCATCGCGACGGTCGCTTACATCTTCAAACGCCGGCGGGAAAAGCGCCGCCGTGAAGAGGAGAAAAAGTATCACCGCTCCCGGTCGCATCGGGCGCGCGCCGTGCGGCACTTTCAACACACCGACGCCGTGTCCCACGGCTCGGACATCTGAGCGGAGCCACCATGTATCGCCATACCCTTTACATCGGCCTCTCGTGGCTCCCGTTCAGTGACGGCCTCACCGACCGCGACCTTGAGCAGAAGCCCGAGGTCCGGCGCATCAAGAACCTCGTTCTCACCGTCTACGGCGGGTTCACCGCGGCGATCGTCGACGGTGGCTGGCAGAATGACGGGACGGGGCAGGTGAGCCACGAGCGCACGCTCCGGCTCGAGGTCATCACCGATAGCGACAACGTCCTCGCTCTCGCCGAGCACGCGGCGGCCATGTTTCGCCTCTCCGAGGTGATCGTCGTGACCGAGCGCGTCGAGCTCAACCGCTACTCCCGACCGACCTACGGCAAGACCGTGGTAACGTCCTCGGAATCCATCAACGCCGTTGAATCGCCAACGATCACCGACTGATGAAAACGTTCGCCGAAACGAAGGGCCTGCCCCCGTTCAACTGGAACGAATGTCTCGCGAATCCCCGGGCCACCGTCTACCCGGAAGACCGGTTCCCCGACGCCCTGACCTACGTCCGCTCGCTCGCCTCGAGTTGGAAAACCTGCGCCGTCGGCAACCAGGACGCGCGTCTCCTCCGCACGGGCCGCGGCGTTCCGCATGACTACGAGCTCTTTTTGCTCGGCGCCCGCTTCAGCACCGAAGTTTGCCGTCACGATTTCGAGAAGGCGCAGGAAACCCTCGCCAGAATCGAAGCGCGGGCAGGGCAACTTCTCGCCCAAATGGCAAAGGAGGACGCGTTGTGAGCACCACGCCAACTCAGGCCGCGCTCAATGCGCTGCCTGTGATCAAGCACCTACTCGAGACGGTGACGCAGCCGACCGACCCGAAGGAAGCGGAACGCCTCTTCGCTCTCACCATCGACCAGGGAACCCGGCTCCCCGAAATCCTCGCCGCGCTCAAATCGCTCCTCGAGACCGAAACGGACGAAGCCCGCGACCTTGCTCTCGTCGAACTGAGCCACGCCGGAATTTTCACCAACGTCAAAATGTCCATTAACAATTTCCAACCGCCCGAGGGCTGGGTCCGTGTCTACCACGGCCAAGTGCAGAAGGGCGATTTCATCGGCGCCACGGGCGCCTACGCTCAGGGGTCGCTGAAGAAGCCCGTCCTCGCCTCCTCGTTTATTTTCCGCCGGCCGCCCGCGAAACGCGGCCCGAAACCCAAGGTCCAGCCGATCGGCTGACCGCACCCACTTTGTCCCTACCAAAACCATGACCAATACATCCGATATTGCTAAAACCGCCGCCGGGAAACCGATTGGCTTCCGTGAACTGAACAAAGGTGAAACCATCCTCGCGACCGACATCGTTGACCGCGGCCTCGGCTTTTTCGAAAGCCGCTCCGGGCACGAAGACGTCGGGAGTCCTTACAATCCCGGCCCTGAAGCGGAGCTCGACAAGCATTTCCCGACCTACCGCAAGGTTGAGGATGGCGATTCCGCGATCCCTTTCGGGTTCGTCCCTGTCTCCTCGGGACGGATCCAGGAAGGCGACTGGCTCGCCGACATCAACGAGTGGGCGAATATGATGATCGGCAACCGAATCGACTCGATGAACGGCGAAGTTTACCGCGACGCCCGTCTCGTCGATGGCGCCGCCCCTGCGGAGCAGCCGCCAGTTGACAATGCCCACGTCGCGCCCGGATGTGAGCCGTTCAAGGCTGACGCTGCCGCGCCGGGTGACACCGACGGGGAGGACCCGTTCGACGCACTTGAGGGGCTGCTTCGTGCGGTCTCGGAAGGCGGTGACGGCCTGTCGGCGAAGCCTTCCGACAAGCTCGACATCCCCCTGAACGCGGACGGCACACCTGTCGGTTACCGTGAGTTGACGAAGGGCGAGACGATGCTGAAGACCGACATCTTCAAAGGCGTTTTCACGGAGGTCCTCCGCCCTGTGACGGAAACGGCCGGCATGGCTTACGATCCGGAGGTCTTCACGAAGACGTATCGCCGCATCGAGACCGCGGATACCGCGCCCAGCGCGACGCCGTCACCCGTCACCCCGGACGCCCGGGTCTCCGTCACTCAGTTCTCGGGCGAGTGCGCTCTCTGCGGCAGCGACGTGTCCCGCGTCCAGGTCGTCCTCGACTTGAGCGAGCAGGAAGCGATCGACCTGCATTGCCTCCTCGGCCGGGTCTCCGGCGATCCGAAGAACAGCGTGCGCCGCGTCACCGGCAAGGTGTTCGATGCGCTCTTGAGCACCCTCGGTCAGGAGAAAATCGAAGCCCGTCGGAAGGAGTGGGAAGAGACCAAGTTCAACCCGTTCCTCGTGGACTTGCTCGACTCGGCCCCGACCGGTTGGACCGTCCTCGTCCCTGACCTCCCTTCGCAACCTTCTTCCCCAGCGAAGCAGTAGCTCCCCGTGGGCTTAGTGCGCGGTGCGCGGTCGGGAACGATCCGAACCGCCCGTGATGAGAGCGGTTCAGTCTCGTCACATGTAACCCTGTGTTCCGCCGAGCAGGGGCAATCGTTCCATCGGCCTGTTCTTTCTCACTTTCGTCGCCTGTAAACGGTTGCCTCTGGGCACGAGCACAACGCGATGAAAGGCAACCTTTGTCAGCGGTGGCGGAATTGGCAGACGCACCGGACTTCCGGCCTGTGCCCAATTATAATGAAGCACGGGGAACCGCGCGTGGTTCACGATGAGGGTTCGAGTCCCTCCCGCTGACACTCTTTCGATCCGGTCGTCCAGGAACCTAGGACACCTGCATCTTTGCTCTCAGCAACCCGGCGCCTATCCAGCCGGTTCCCTGTCATAAGCCGTCCCTCGTTGGGCGCAGACGTTCAGAGCGCAGGAGACAGAGGGCGTTACCCTCTCCGGATCACCTCTTTCAAAACACCTTTCAGCGCCCACTGAAGTAAAGCGAAGGCCAACGAGCGTCCCGGCACGCGTGCGAAAATATACCGGCCCCTTTCGTCCCTACCATGAGCATCCAATCCCGTCTCCGTAACCAACAACTTCCCACCCCGGTTTCCGGTCGTCCGCGTCTCTTCGGATCCCACGGTCCGGCGGGAAAGCCGCTCAACCTCACCACGTTCATCAAGGACTGGTATGAGAAGTTTCAGAAAATCCGCGTTCACAAAACCGCGGGCGCGTTCGGCGGCATCTCGAAACTCAACCGAAAGAAGCGCGATGAGGATCGGCTGCGCACCATGCGCGCCGCTCTCGCCAAGAAAGAAATTTAACCAATGAAAACCGTCCTCAAACTGTCTCTCCTCGCCCTGATCGTGGGCCTCGCGTGGTTCGGACCGATCGCGGCTGTCGTGGCCTTGACGCCATCTCACTCCGTCCTCGCCGCCATCGCCTGCTTCCTGTTCTCGTTAGTTTGGGGCCTTTTCTTCTGCGGCAAGGTCGCGGAGCCCCTCGTGACGCGAGTGTTTGCCATGACGGGAGGGGCGAAATGAAATCGCCCTACTCCCACGTCCTCGGCATCGACCCGGGCGAATCCGGCGGCTACGCCGTCCTCGACTCCAATTTCGAAGTCATCTCGGTCTCGAAGTATCAGAGCGAGACTGACATGGTCGCCGAGCTCAAAGCTTGGCGCGGCGTGAAGGACATCTGTGCTGTGATCGAGGACGTGCATGCGTCGCCGATCATGAACCCGGCGTCGGCGTTCGCCTTTGGCGACAACTTCGGCGCCTGGCGTGGCGCGGCAAAAGCCGTTGGTCTCACCATCTTCGGCCTCCGTCCGCAGCAGTGGCAGAGTTGCTATCCTGGCATGCTGCCCGAGCTCAAAGAGACCGCGCCCGATAAGCGGCGCCGCGAGCACAAAAATAATCTGCGGAACCTCGCGAACACCCTCGCTGGTCGCTCGGAAAATCCCGCCGTTTTCACCCTGGCAACCTGTGACGCGTATCTCATCGCCCGGGCTGCTCTGACCAATCTCCGGGGAACCGGACTCACCGGAGGGAAAATCCTATGATCTCCACGATGCTAGCTTACACCATCTTCGTCGTTATCGCCCTGGGCATCGTTCTCTTCGTGGGCGGCCCCCATGACGGCCCGCACGACGGCGGCCCCATCTGAGCCATGACCGATGAAAAACAGGGGGCCACGACAGCCGTCGTCCGAGAGCTCAGGCGACTACTGCGCTTCTGCGGAGAACGGCCCGGAGCGGCGGTCTGCTCTGAGCGAATGGAAGGTGCCTCTGAGGCCCGGCACACAATTCGCAAAGAAATCCGAGAACGTATTCGGCACTTTCTTCGCGTTCGACTCTCAAAATATGAAAATCACTGAACTCCTCGAACGCGCCGGCGATGACCTAAAACACCAGCGACTCGACGGATCTTTCGTTTCGATGCGGCAAAAGAAAGAGCACGCTGAAGTGACTTTTTCGACGGAATCGGAAGTGGCGTCCCAACTCGCGCGGAGCGTTATGACCGGGGGTAAAGCCGCTGACTACGTGGGCATAGTCGTTTGGGTGCCCGCCACCGCATGGAATGCTTAGCCGAATGGTTGAGGCGAGCCATGTCTGACGAACAACAAGAGAAAACGGGTGCCCAGCTTTTCCCGATCATTACCGGAAAAATGTTTGGTGACAGCATTCGTTGGGCTCGGGCTGAACCGAACGTAGTGCGGGAAAAGATACAGGCTGTTACACAATGTTACACAACCACCGGCTCGCTTCCTAATTCACAGAATCCCGCGGTGGGAGAGTGCCAGTCTCACCGCTCCCGCATCAATACGCCGCCATCGCCCACAACCTAGCCCTGCTCTCGTCCGGTCGCCGGACCTCGCTCGAGGGGTCGGACCCAGGCGTCGGGAAGACCTACATTGCGGCCTTCGTTTTCAAGCAACTGGGCATCCGTCCCGGAATCCTGTGTCCCAAGACCATCATCTCTCAATGGCGTGAAGCCCTCGCGGCTGTCGGCGTCGAACCCCTCTTCGTGACCAATTACGAACAAGCCAAGCTCCCGAAATTCCAACAAGGCCGTTGGAAGGTGAAGGGCCGCGTTTACGAGTGGGGGAGCGGCGTCGCCGGTCTCGTCTTTGACGAGTGCCACCGTTGCAAGGAACGCACGACGCAGAACGCGAAGCTGATGATGGCCGCGCGCCGGCAGGGAATCCCGACCCTCGCGATGAGCGCCACGGCCGCGCAGGACCCGCTCGATCTTTATGCCCTCGGTTACCTTCTCGGCCTGCACAACGGCGTGGACTTCATGTCGTTCGCGTTTGCGCACGGCGTTGTTCGCGGTCGCTTCGCGTTTGAGTTTCACGGCGGCAAACCCGCCCTCGATAAGCTGCACGACCTCATTTTCCCCTCCCGCGGCAATCGCACCCGGTATGCCGACATCCCCGGATTTCCGGAGGAGCACACCGAGGCCGTTTCTCTCGATTGCGGAGCAGCGGGAGAGGCCGTCACTCGAGAACTGGCCGAGATTTATAATCGAATTCGAGAAATCGAAGCGGAAAAAGGCCAGGCTACTGAGGCAATTACGCTCCGTCTCCGCGCCCGACAAGTCGCCGAGCTCGCGAAGGTGCCCGCAATGGTCGAACTCATCCGCGACCTCGTCGCCGAGGGCATGAGCGTCCCGGTATTCGTGAATTTTCACGACAGCTTGAATGCGCTCTCCGCGTGTTTTAAGGACGCGCCGAAGATCGTCGGCGGGCAGAGCGAAGCGGAGCGCAGCCAGGCCATCGCCGATTTCCAGGCGAACCGGAAACCTGTTATCCTATGTCAGGCGGAAGCCGGGGGCACGGGTGTCTCGCTTCACGATCTCCACGGGCGTCCGCGGTGCTCGGTCATCTCGACGCCCGAGTCCGCTCGCACCCTCGTCCAAATCCTCGGCCGCAATCGCCGAGCGGGGCAGAAGTCCCCCGCGTTCCGCAAGCTCGTGTTCGCCGCCGGCACGATCGAGGAAAAGGTTCGGAAGGCATGCGAGAAAAAGGTGAAGCAGATTGAGCAGATCAACGACGGCGACCTCGACCCCATTTCAAAATGAAAAATAGCCTCCGCATCTCTACGTTCTTCGGCGCCATCGCTACGGCGATGATCGGCCACACGATTCACCACAGCGTATTCTGGGCGATCGTGGATTTCTTTTTCGCACCGCTCGCGTGGGCCAAGTGGCTGATTTGTCACGAGGTCACGTTCAGCGTGATTCGTCACACCTTCTCGTTTTTCTTCCGATGACTCGCCGAATCGAAAGCAAATTTTGGATTGGTGACACCGTGTTCCAGAAAAACGCGGAAGGCGCGGGCCCGGTCACCGCGGTTCAAGCCTCTGGGCACCCGACGCACCCGGTCATTATCTACGGCGTGACGTGGCCCGAGGATCGCGACGGGAGTCGTCACTACGAAATCGAATTAACCGCCGAGCAAACTTTCGCAGGAACCCCGGCACCCGAAGAAAAATGAACACCGAAACCCCGTCACCCTCCGTCCCTGTTTCCCCGGAAGAGCGTCCTCACGCCGAACGGTCCTCGTCCCAATTGGGGAACCTCACCCTGTGCCCCGGGTTTCGTCCCGACAAGAAGGCGAAGGTTCACTGGGTCACGGAGCAGGGCGTCCGCGGACACGAGGCGCTGGACACCGGGGACACGGGCGAGCTCGATTCCTCGTTTGAGGAACGCCTCGTGCAGATGTGCAACGACTACGTTGGCACATTGCCGCCGGCTATGCGCGAGGAGCGAGAAATGAAGATCGACACGATCGAGGGGCGGTGGGGCTACATCGATCTTTTGCGGTTCCGCGCTGAGAACCTCGAGCCGGACGGGTTGCTTCGCCGGCAGGCGCCGACTGTTGCGGACCTCGTCGATTGGAAGTTCGTGAAAGCTGCGGAGGTGACCGACGCGGAAATCAATTTGCAGGGTAAAGATTATGTCGTCGGTCTCTTCATGAGATACCCGCACCTTCAGACGATTCACGTTCACTTCGTCATGCCGCGCTTTGGTTCGGTCACGACCGCGACGTTCCACCGATCGCAGATCGACGAGCTGAAGCTCGAGATTCTCGCGGTGCTCATTCAGGCGAAGCGGACCGATCGTCCGCGCTACAAGGGCGCAACGCTCCGTCCGCACTTCGACACCTGCCGCTTTTGTGGCGTGCGGTGGAATTGCAAGGCGCTCACCCGCATCGCGACCAAGATCGCCATCGCTTACGACCCGGAGAACGAGGGCGCACTTCCGGAAGTTCCGGAGCAGTTGCACGCCAGCGAAGTGACCGACGAGGAAACGCTCGGCCGGCTGCGCAAGCTCGCCTCGGTCATGGCGCCGTGGGCCGCCGCGGTCTACCATCACACGACCCAGGCGGCGCTCGACGGCCACGTGCCGGAGGGTTACTCGCTCGACTACCGCAAGGGTAAGCGCGCGCTCGTCAACCCGGCCGGCCTGCTTCAGGTCGCGCGGGAGTTCGATCTCTCGAATGACGAGATCCTCGACGCAGCGGAGGTCTCTTTTTCGAAGCTCGAGGAGACGCTGAAAGCGAAGGCCGAGCACGGGCAGAAATCGAAGCGCGTTGCCGCGTTCCTCGCCCGGTGCCAGGACCTCGACGTCTTCGAGCGTGCGGAAGATTCGCCGACACTCACGCGAGTCTGAGGTCAAGCCCGCCACGATCCGGCGGGCTTTTTCATCGCCTAGCGGGTATCCAGACTCCGGATACAGTATCCAATGTTACACAACTTAGCGGTTGATTTCGGTTTCACGGACGCGCCGAGTCGCCCACGTCAGACCAAGATTAAAAACTAAAAATTCGTCCCTACCAAAATGGCTAAAACTACCATCGCCGCCCCGGCTTCTGCCGGCGCTTCCCCTGAGATCAAACGTGACCTTCCGGCCGTCGCAAACGCCGCGAGTAACATCCCTGCGAACTACAACCCCGACCAATACGACGATCCGAATCGCGACATTCAGACGCCGATTCTTGGCCTGATCAATAAGGTCGGTCCGCTGTCGAAGAAGTTTCCGAAGAACGTCGGCGAGTTGGTGCTCGGCGATGTCCTGCTTGGTGAGGCGATCACGGTCGTCCCTGTCGCCAAGCACAAGATTTACGTCGAGGTCCGCCGCAATGGCACCGACCTGAAATTTGGCGACGGCATCGTGCCCCGCGTGTTCAGCAGCGCGCGCGAAGCCGCGGATGCCGGTTACGCCGTCGACTTCAACCGCGAGAATCCGCTGGCGAGCCGGGTCGAGGAGGCCGCTCAAATGGCGTTCCTCGTCCAAGGCCCGAAGGACGACAAGAGCGGCGAGTTCTACTACACCGCACCCGACGGCACGATCTGGGGCATCGGCCAGACGACGCTCCGCCGCGGGTCCTACCGCGACGTGTATCGCCTCATCAATTCGCGATCGAGCCGCCCCGGCGCGAAAGTCTACGACACGAAATACACGATCTCTTCCTTCCACAAGGAAGACAGCGTGAAGCAGCAGGATTGGTTTGAATGGACCGCGAAGGCCGAGGGCAAGCTTGACCCGGATTTCGTGACCTGGATCGAAACCGAGCTGGGCGCTCGCCTCGCGAAGTAACTGCGTCTCCGCCCGTCAAGGTTAGGGCCGGGAGCGAGCGTCAACCCGCTCCCGGCTTTTTAGTCACGGTCGTCCCTACCATAGGATTTCCATAACCGAGGCGAAGCGGAGTCCCCGATTTTCAAAACGTCAAGATGGACTCCCGAATTCTCCAATACATCACCCGCTTTGCACCTCCTTCCGAAGTGATCGAGACCCGGAACGGTCCGGTCCGTTACGAGCGTTGGCTCGAAATGGAAATGGCCCGGATGAAGCGCACCGATTGGCCGCTGTCGATCGAGCGCAGCAGGAACGGTGAGCAGATCGCGCTCGCCATCCTCCGCATTCAGCGCCCCGAGCGAGACGCTGTCCCCGCGACTGAATGAGCCCCGTTCTCCAAGCTGCCGTAGCTACTGCTTTGCTCAATGCGCCCGACCCGGACGCAGTGATGGTCGATACCGAGACGTTTTACTCGAAAACGTGTTCGGTGAAGGACCTCGGGAACTGGGCGTATTGCCGGCACTCAGATTGGGACTGCTACCTCGTTTCCATTTTCAGCCGCGACATTTCTTTCGTCGGACACCCGAGTCAGGCACCGTGGGAAAAAATCGCGGGTCGCACGTGGCTCTCGCACAACCGCAATTTCGACCGGACCGTCATCGAGCGGCTGATTGAGCAGAAGCTCGTCCCGAACGTTCGCCCGAAGGTCTGGCACGACACCGCCGACCTCGCCGCATGGTGCCACCTTCCCCGTAACCTCGCTGGCGCGGCGGCCTACGGCCTGGAGATCACGCATTCGAAGACGACGCGTGACAGCATGAAGGGGAAACGCTGGACCGACATGTCCCCGGAATTCCGGAACGAAGTGTGCGTGTATGCCTTGGACGACGCCATTCTTGGATGGCTTCTCTGGCAAAAGTTCTCGCCGCAGTGGCCGGAACACGAGCGTCAACTTTCGCTTCACACCGGCGAGATCGAATTTCGCGGGATCCCGACGGACCGGGAAAAGCTCGACGGCTACATCCGCACACTGAAACAGGCGCTCTGGGTCATTGAGCAGTCGATTCCCTGGATTACGGAGACGGACGAGAAGGGGAAGCCCTACGCACTGACTTCGCCCCGGGCGATCGAGAAGGAATGCGTGAAGGCCGACGTCCCGGTTCCTTCGACGACTTCGATCAAGAAAGCCGAGTTCATCGAATGGCTCGACGAATACGGCGATGCGGTGCCGGCGCTCCGGCAACTGGCCCACTGGCGCAAGATCAACCGGGCGCTGAATCTCTTTGAATCGTGGCTCGAGCGGATCCGGCCCGATGGACGGGCGGCGATCGGCCTCATGTATTTTGGCGCCCAGAAAACGGGCCGCTGGTCCGGCACAAGCGGTGTCTCGCTGCACAATCTCGAAAAGCAGCCGCTCCTTCTCGACGAGGAATTTCGGTGGCTCGACCGCATCACGGACAAAAAGGGCAAGGTGACGGGCGGCCGGCTCGGTGACGTCATCGTTCCTCTCACTGAATGCCAGGTGATCGACGCGCGGTCCTGCATCGTCGGCACGCTCGGCATTGCTGATCTCTCCCAAATTGAGCCGCGCGTCCTCAACTGGATCGTCGGCAATCGCGACTTCCTCGCTTACTGCGCCTCCGGAATGTCGCCCTACGAGGCGCACGCTCGCGCGTCGATGGGATGGACCGGCGGCGAGCTGAAGACGGAAAACCCGGCGCTTTACGCTTTGGCGAAGGCCCGCGTCCTCGCCCTCGGTTACGGCGCCGGCTGGCACAAGTTCATTACGATGGTGCTGCAATACGTCTCGGCGGATGAGTTCGAACTGATCTTCAACGCCGAGGTATCGGCCGAGCAGGAAGAGGCGTTTCTCTCGTTCCTCGCATGGATGGCGAACGTGAAGAACAACCGGGAAGCGAAAAAGAAAATTCTGCTCTTCAACACGGAACTCGACCGCCGGGAAAAAAATATCTGGGTCAACGCGTGGGTTCAGGTGATGGGATTCCGTCACGATAATCCGCTGATCAAGGATTTCTGGGGCACGCTCGACGCTGCGTTCAAAGCCTCGGTCTCCGACGGCGTGTTTGAAAACGAGCTGCCGTCTGGACGATCGCTCAAATACTTCAACGTCTCCTCGTCCGGCGGCTGGACTGCGAAGCAGGGCAACCCCGGCGCGTTCAAAGTCACGCGCGTTTACGGCGGGCTTGCCGTCGAGAATTGCGTGCAGGCCATCGCCCGCGACGTGTTCGCGCTCGGCGTCCTCCGCTTGGAAGCAGCCGGCTTCCGCGTGCTCTTCCACGTCCACGACGAGGTCATTCTCGAAATGCAGGCCGGGCAGACGATCAAGCAGGCTCTCGACATCCTCGGCGAAACGCCGGCGTGGGCAGCCGGCCTGCCCGTGGCGGCCGAGGGGAAAATTTCAAAGCACTACACCAAATGATCACATTTCTCCGGGGCATTTTTCTTTTGGTCGGGCTCCCGATCTTTTTCGTCGGTCAGACCGCGGGCTTCGTCGCCTTCTTTTTCATCTCCGGGTTCAATAGCATGACCCGGGCGTTGCTCGCCCTCGGCGAGGACGAAGAGGAGGGCAAGGAATGACCAAGGCTGAGCTCGGCAGATACGCTCAGGCCCGTTTTGTCGCCGACGCAATGGCGCAAGGGGTGATCGTGTTCGCCCCCTCTGCCGATTATCCGTGCATCGACCTCGTCGCGATGCGCAAACGCAAGTGCTACCGCGTGCAGGTGAAGGCCGTGCGCAAACACCGGGGAAAGTCGAGCGCCAGAGAAAGCGGCTACCGTGTGGGTTTGATGAGGACGCGCAAAGGGTCGGTGGCGAAAAGGTATCCGGCGGGATGTTACGACATTCTCGCAGTCTTCCTGAAGGACGAAGACACGTGGGTCTTCATCCCGGAGAAATCCCTTCCCGGGACAATGGTCCAGGTAACACCGGGACATGGCCGGGCGCGCAACGTGAACAATTGGCGGATTTTCCGGTGAATCGGGAAAAGAAATACGCGATGTTACACAAGAACGAGCTTCCCTCGTAATTCACAGACCGCCTCGGTTGCGTGGTAAAACCTACGCCGAATGTGGATACTCCCCAAACAATTTCACACGTCTCCCTTTGTGCCGGATATGGCGGCATTGACCTCGGACTCAAACGAGCAATCCCAAATCTGCGCACAATCGCTTTTAGTGAGATCGAAGCCTTCGCCTGTGCGAACCTGGTCGCAAAGATGGAAGCGGGCCTGCTGGACCCGGCACCTATCTGGACGGATCTTAAAACCTTCCCATACGCAAAATTTCGAGGACTCGTGGACTTGCTTTCTGGCGGCTATCCATGCCAGCCGTTTAGTTCCGCGGGAAAGCGCCTCGGACACGAGGACCCTCGGCACCTTTGGCCCTACATCCGCGACGGTATCGACGCGATGCGACCCGGCGTCTGTTTCTTTGAGAACGTCGAAGGACATGTCACCCTCGGACTCCGAGACGTCATCGAAGATTTGGAAAGCCTCGGTTATCGAACAACGTGGGGATTATTCTCGGCGGCTGAAGTCGGCGCGCCGCACCAACGAAAACGCGTCTTCATCTTGGCCTACCGTCGCAGCATCGGAAGCCCGTCTTGGTTTCCAAGACAGGTCGCGGGGGATGAGGGGTTCGCAGGAATCATTGACAACTGTCGTGTTGTTGGAGTCGGCCTGGCCGACTCCAACAACACGGGACCACAAGGACGGGACAGCAGCGTCATGCGCGAATGTTCCGGTGAACTGTCTGCTTGGCCGAGCCGTCCATCAGAACCCCAGTTCGACTGGGAACCTCCCCGAGTCGTGGGCGACACCCTGTGCGCAACCGGCGGGCGGAACCCCGGAACAATTTATCCGTCGGAAGAGGGACTCGGTTGCCCGGGGAAATTCGCTCGGGGTGTCACTGACGGACCTTCAGCTTCAGGTGAAAGCTTGGGCAACTCCTCGAACGGCGGATGCGGCGGGGGTGGACTACCAATACGATCAGGGGAACCACTCAAAACCTCGATTGATGTTGCCGGGACAGGTGAAGGCGTGGCCGACGCCGAGGACCAACGACCCGGAGAAACGGGGCAACTTCGACGCGAGGGACCCGAGAACCGGGCTTCCTGGGGCGGTTCGTTTGAGCCCACCATCCTCGGGCAAACTGAACCCCCGATGGGTCGAGTGCCTTATGGGCGTTCCTATCGGGTGGACGAACTGCGGCTCCTCGGAAACGGGGTCGTCCCCGCCACCGCTGAACGCGCCTTCCGTGTCCTCGCTCAACGTTTGATTTCAAAACCATGAACTACCGTTTTCCCCTCATCGGATTCACTGGCGCTGCTGGCGCCGGCAAAACGACCGCTGCAAAATTTCTCGTCGGTCTCGGTTACAAGAAAGTAAGCTTCGCCGACCCGCTACGCGACATGCTGCACGTTCTCGGCGTGCCTTGCGAAGTGATGGCAGACCCGGTGGCAAAGGAGCAGCCGCACCCCGCACTGAACGGCAAGACGCCACGTTACGCTTTGCAAACTCTCGGAACGGAGTGGGGTCGGGAGACGATCTCGCCGACGCTCTGGACTGACACCGCCATGCGTCGCGCGGCTCGACTCCGCGGGTTAGGTCTCGGCGTCGTGTTCGACGACGTCCGTTTCGACAACGAGGCGAGGGCGGTGCGGGCCGCAGGCGGAGTGATCATTCGCCTTCAATTGGACGGCACGGTCCAGACTACGCACAAGAGCGAAGCCGGGGTTGACGAGTCGCTCGTCGATTTCAATTTTTACGCCGGCTCCCGCGACGTCCGCCGCCTTCACGAGTTCATTCAAAACGAACTCCTGTGACGCCGGCGTTCTACATCAGGAATCACTCCTCGTCAGAGCTGATCACAGAGTCGCTCGAGACGCTGCAACAGCACGACGCACGTCCGTCGACGCTCGCCGACAAGCCCGCGTATCGCGCATGGTGCGTCGACGAGACGACGGACCATGTGTTCTTCTCGCTCACGGAGCCGCGCATTCCCTCACTGCGGCCGACGAAGGAGAATCCGCCGCAATGGCTGCACGGCCTCGTCGTCGACTACGACGGGCAGGTGAGCGAGAGCATGGTTAAGGCGTTCAAACCGACGAGCTACTCCCCGGCGTTCATTACCTCGACCTTCTCCGGTGGACTCCGCGTCATTTACGTTTTCGAACAGAAGGTCCCGATTTTTAACCAAGCGTGCGGTGAGCGCTTCATCGAAGGGCTCGAGAAGCTGCTTGCGCTGAACAAGCATTTCCCGGGGCTCGATCGCAAGGCGCTCTTCGACACCTGCCAGTTCTACGAACTGGGCACGAACTGGCGTGCGCCGTTCGGCGCCCCGATTATCCCGGTAAGTGCGACGATGGCGTTGATCGAGAACGCGTCGAAGCGCACGGACCTGGGCGGAGATGACATCCCCCTCGAGATCGTCGCGGCCGAAGTCGCGAAGCGATTTCCTGGCCGTTGGCACGGCGATTTTGTCGAGGGCGCCCGCGGCGTCCGCTTCTGGGATCCCCAAGCGGATAACGAGTCCGGTGCCGTCGTGCGCAAAGGTGGCATGCAGGCGTTCACTGGCGAGGGCCGGTTTCTCCCGTGGTCCGATATTTTCGGCGCTGAATGGGTGCGCACATTCAACGAGTCCCGGTTCGCCGCGGCGATCGAGAACCGCTTTTTCGACGGCCGGCTTTACTGGTATCGGGATGCCCGTGACACTTGGTCCTCGGTCAACGGGGACATCATGGCTCGGCACCTGAACGTGAAGCACGGGGTCAGTCGTGACCGGAAGAAAGGGAAGCCCGCGGAAGTTGACCAATGCCTGACCGCGATCGAAGACCGTAACCATGTCGACGGCGCGTTCCCGTTTCTCTTCTGCCCCGACATCCTGGTTGAGAGTCAGGGCGAGCGCCTGCTCAACATCTCGCGAGTCGCCGTCATGCCTCCGGCCCCGGATTCCCGGAACTGGGGCGAGGACTTCCCGTGGATTGCCGACTACCTCGGCCGGATTTTCCCCGAGGACCTCGACGTGTTTCTCTCGTGGCTCTCGCGGTTCTATCAAAACGCACTGAAGGGGAAGCCGAAGAAGGGGCAGGCGCTCTTCATCGCCGGGCCGGCGGGCGCCGGCAAAACGTTCCTATCGTGGCGCATCATCGGCGGCCTCATGGGAGGATTTTCCGAGGCAACTGACTACGTCCTTGGCAACACGACGTTCAACAATTCGCTCTTCTACAAACCCGTTTGGACGATCGACGATGCGGTCGCGGGCGCGGACCTGCGCCGCCACGCGGTTTACTCCCAAATCGTCAAAAAGATCGTCGCCAACCCGAACCAACAGTTCCACGCGAAATTCAAGGACGCGGTGACGCAGCGGTGGGACGGCCGGCTCGTGGTGACCCTCAACGATGACCCGGAGTCGATCGCGATGCTGCCCAACATCGACCACTCAGTCCTCGACAAGTTGGTCATGCTCCTCGCCTGCGACGCCGGGATTGATTTCCGGGGGGCCGAGGAAATCGTCGCCCGGGAACTTCCGTTCTTCGCCGCATTTATCCGGGATTACAGGATTCCGGAGATCCTGCTCACGCGCCCGGGCGAGGTCGCGCGCTTCGGTCACGACTCGTTTCATCATCCCGACCTGATCAATAGCGCCCGTGCGTCCTCGTCGACAGCCGGCCTCGCCGAACTCCTCGAGATGTGGCGCACGGAGTATTTCCGCGCGAACGCGGACGAGACGGAGTGGACGGGGAACACGTCGGCGTTGCTCGTGGCACTTCAGAACACGGACAACTTGCGACGCCTCGTCGATACGACGATCCCGAGCCGAAACGCGCTCGGCCGCGAACTGCAAAAGCTCGTTCAACAGGATTACGACTGGGTCCAGTTTAAGCGCAGTAACGGGAAGCAATTTTACGTTGTCAAAAAATGAGCTCCCAAACCGTCAAGTGCGGGTGCTGCGAATACCCCCTCGAGGGGGTGCTCCAATGGGTTGACGAGGACCTTGGCGAGGTCGTCTGCCCCGAGTGCAAAACGCTCCTTCGCTGGGCAAAGGCGTGGCTCTCAAAAGCCGGCCTGAAATACTGTGAAAGGGTGAAGCGATGATGCCGCTGCGGCTCACCGTTCAGGAATTCGCAAAGCTCATCCGAGTTTGCGATGAGACCGTGCGTCGGGAGATCAAGGCCCGGAATATCGACGCGCAAGGACGCCCGCATTTGATCCCCCGCCGTGAGCTCGAAAAATTTGGGGTCTCAGTTGCCGACGCGGCAGAAGCATGGCCGCAGTTGTTTCCGGGCAAGCAGCAACTAGACGGCAACTGAAGCTTACGTACGAGGGGAAAACGACTCCCTACGGGTGCACCATCTCTTTCCTGTTGCCCTCTGAGGAGGCCGGTTTCAGAGGAGAAGGATGCAACCGGATCCAACTGAATCCAACCCCGTTTCACTCTCTGACGACAACTCGCCAACAACTGAGTCGACAACTGAAGCTCAACGAGACCGTGACGGAGTCCGGGTTTTCGATGACCTGACGCGTAAGTCCCCGTATGGCGTGCAATGGCGTGTCGACGGGGTGAGAAAGACGGAGTTCTTCAAAGACGCGACTGACCGAGACCGTCGAGCCGCGACGATCCGGAAGGAGAAGAGAAAAGGCGCCCTTGTTCTTGTCCCGACACGGGCCGAGTCGCAGGAGTGGGCCGCGTTTCGCGCAGCGATCGGCGACGCGGATTGGCGGGACGTTGTTGCAGCTTGGAAACGGGGCGGGGGAGTCACTTCCAAATTAACTGTAGCCCAGGCGGTCGAGAGATACCTCGCCGAGCAGGACGAGCGACTCACCGAAAAGAAAATCGCTTTGGTAACCCATAAAAAGAATTGCCCGAAAGCTAAAGCGTTCGGAGCTGATTTTGCTAGCTACTCAGTTTCCCGGGTCGAGAGTGAAGAAATCGAGGAATGGATTGACGACCTTGGTTTTGAAGCCGCCGAGACTTTCAACACTTACCGGAAGGTGATCCATGCTGTGTTCGAATGCGTGAAGAAGGAGTGCCCTCACAACCCTGCTTCAGATATTGAACTGAGAGACGACGGCGGAGACATCGAAACAATCTCCGTCGACGACACGGCGCGTTTGCTCGGCTACGCCCTCACGCATTTTCCGGCCGTTGTCCCGCGACTTGCTCTCGAGATCTTTGCTGGACTCCGCTTCTCGTCCGCGAGCCGGATCGAAAAGAAAGACATCAATTTCGAGGACAAAGGAATCCTGTTGCCCCGGAACAAAATCAAGACGGGTCAGCGTCACTACATCGACAAGCTCCCGAAGGTCCTTTGGAAGTGGCTCGCGTTGGCGAACGATGCTACGTGGGCGCTGACCGGGAGAGAATACCTCCGGACGAAGTCGAGGTGCTTTAACGAAGCGAAAGTGCCGCACCCGCACAACTGTCTCCGCCACGGATTCTGCACCTACCACCTCGCTGCGTTCAAAAACCCTGGTCTGACTTCGACGATCTTGTGTCATCGTGACCAAGAGCTTCTCTGGACCACCTATAACGGACGTGCGACACACAAAGACGGGGTTCGCTGCATGGAGCTCACTCCTGAGTTGTGCCGTGGGACCCTGGGCGCCAGTGTTCCGGGGTGAGAGTGATCTTCAGCGCTGGTATTTTTATGATCTTAGCGGGGTGTAGTTTGCCGAGAGGGGAGAGTGGTCCCGCCGTTCTCATAGCTCAGGCTCCGGCGCCATATCTTGCTAGCCACTCCGCATCAACTGACGGGCACGTCTACGCGGAATTTCAGCCTTACACGCCCCCGGGTTTATCGGCTGGGGCCTACCAAAATCTCTACGGGGCGATGATCGTCGCGGCTGACGGGAAAATAGTTGGTTACTTGCTCTCCCCCTTTGAAGGAAAATCGTTCCTGAATGCCCAAGGAGAATACGGGAGCAAGTTCAGCTCGGTCTCGATTTGGAACGAGTTTGGGATCTACGGAAGTGAGTATTCTCAGTTTTCCCCGTTCAACAAATTCTCCGACACCCCTCCGCAGATTCAGAAAGATGGTCGTGCGTTGATGTATCTGACGGTCAACCAAACTAAAAGCCCGCGGATAAGTCCGCGGGCTTTGGCGGAAATGTTCGAACAATGAAAGTGGTCCTCGTCTTCGCTGTCCTCTGCTTCCTCTACTTTTGCGTGAAAGCGAGGCGCGAAAAGCGCGCTGCCCGCGAACGGGGCGAAATTTGATCGGGTGTTAAAAGCCGTATTACAATACGTTAGACAACTGTGCCTCATATGTAATACATTTTGTATTTACGTATAACAAAAAGGTCTCATGGTCGGGCTCGTCCCTACCATGAATCAAATCATCCAACTCGAATCGCTGCGGACTTCGGTCCCTTCATTGTTCGCGACGGCTCCGGCCGCTTCGCTCTCGTCTCGTTACGCCCACGTCACCACGGCTGAAGTGGTCGAGTGCCTCACCAAGGACGGCTGGCAAATCGCCTCGGCTCGGCAATCCGGTTCCCGGGTCCTTGAGAACCGGGAACATGTCTCGCACGAGGTTCGTCTCGTTCTTCCCGAGATCAACGCCACCCCTGGCATCCGTCGCGTTGGCGACCATGTCCCGCAGATTGTCCTCGGGAACTCCTCGGACGGCACGGCCGCGCTGAAGCTCTTCGCCGGCCTTTTCCGGTTCGTGTGCCTCAACGGCATGGTCGTGGGTGACGCCACGGTTGCCGGCATCTCCGCAGTCCATCGCGGTGCATCGCTTCAGCAACAGGCAATCGAGGCCGCGTCCAACCTCCGCAACGAATTTTCGAAGGTCCTCGGCGTCGTCGAGTCGTGGCGCTCGGTCCGTCTCGACGAGCCCCGCACGAAGGAATTCGCCCACCGCGCTGCGGAACTCCGTTGGCCGGAAATCAACGACCCATCCTCGGGTCTCACGGTTCGCACGGACGATCTGCTTCGCCGGCGCCGTTACGACGACAATTCCTCCGATTTCTGGACCACGTTCAACCGGGTTCAGGAGAACCTTCTCCGCGGCGGTCCTCGCGTGACCCGTAAGGACGAGGGCGAGGTGTTCGGCCGCATGCAGCATGCCCGCCGGGTGTCGAGCCTCTCTGTCGACCGCAGCCTCAACCAGAACCTCTGGAATCTCGCGACCGAGTTCGCCGGAGGTGCCTCATGAGCACGATCGTCGTCAAGACCCAGGCCGAACTCGACGCGCTCCCCGAGAAGTTTTCGGAGTTCACCGTGGTTGAGATCCGCGGCGGTTCCCCGTTCAACCGGATCGTCGTCTCAAAGCGCCCGGACAACTCGCACGTCGAAGCGCGGGAGTCCTCGCACGTCGAAGCGTGGGGGTCCTCGCACGTCGAAGCGCGGGA